TGTATTCCGCCTACGTCCGGCATTTCTACCATGGCATTCATTTTAAAGTACGGCAGTTCGAAGTGTCCAAACACGTATTGCTGTTTCATTTTTTGAATTTTTTTATACTCGTCTCCTACTATCCACGGGATAATTGCAACATCATCTTCAACAATCCATTCATTAACAAGATGTATGTTTGGTATGTTTCTTATAAACTCCATGGAATTAATTTCTCTTTTTTCTCTGTAGAATAAATCGTGATTGCCCATGATAACATAGACTTTTTCAAATGCCGCACCCAGTCGTTCCATGTTAGACACTGTGTAGTTCATTGTGGAAACGTTTGTGCTGGCTCTATGGTGATGCCAGTCGCCTAGGAATATACAAGTTTCACAACCTTCTGCTTTGGCCTGTTCTATAAACCATTTTACGAATGATTCGCAATCGTCGTTGTGTATACGACTGTTGCCTTTCATTCCAAAGTGAATATCAGTAAAACACGCTACTTTCTTAAAAAACATATGTTACCATTTCTTCTTTACTATTGGTTTGTGATCAGTCATATCTATTTTGTTTTTAAACTTCACACCATCAAAATCGTCAGACTCTAGTTTGCCTTTCTTTTTCAATGTTTTATTCAATTTGGCTAGTGTGGTCTTGTTGACCTCATGTACATCACCGTGTGCAGTCTTCATTTTCTTTTGATATGACGGTCCCGCCGTTTCGTTTTCATTTTGTCTCGTGAAACTTGGCATCATCCCATTAAATTCTAAAAGATCATCTCTGATAGATTGATTTTTCTTTTCGATGTTTAATATTCTTGTGAAACTGTTTGTTATGGCCGCTGTGTAGTACGCGAAAGGATTGTCCGATTTTGATTCATCGAACTGCAACCCTATCTGTGACAGTTGCATCAACGCCTGTGATTGCATTTCATCATTATACGTGTAACCTCTCCAGTTAGCTCTGGTACCATATCTTTCACACAACTTCATGTACATCATTGCCAATTGGTTAGTCATTTTGCCATGATGGCAGTCAAAGTGTCCGTTGTCCATTCCGCCTACCCAGTGTGATTTTCCCATACATTGTAGTTTATTTTTCTTGTCCAACTTGTAATGTTGGAACGGAGGGAAGTTCACCTTTGCATGGTGGTCTGCTACTTGCTTAGGATTCTTTTTCCTTTCACTGTCCATTGGAATATGATCAAACATCATGACTCTAAACACAAGGTCTGATTTGTCTATCTTTCTTGGTGATACAGTGTAATCTGCTAATTTAATTTTTTTCATTCCCGCTGACTTGGCCTGTTCCCACGCTTCCTGCGTCAATCTCTTGGCCTTGTTCTTTTTGGCCTCGGCTATCGTCCTCACATTTATTTTCTTAAGATTTGGCACAATTATATCATACTGTGCATCTTCTGGTGCGATATATGAACAATATGTGTTCTTGCTGGCGTGTATCTGTGCCAACAGATCTCGGTTGTTTAGATATTTTACTCTTTTCATAGTTCTCCAATAATGTTAGTGTAGGATGACCACAAACAGGTCTGTTAAAAATCGTGCCGTATTGGGAATTAAGTGCGCCTAAAATTATGCCTATAAATATAGTTAAAGTATACGAAATTTTACAAAGGAAAGCAACCATTAATACATGGCAACACTAGGTGGTATAATAAAGAATGTAGCTTCAGGGTTTTTCAATAGGACCCTTGCACGTCTTACAGGCGCTGGTATTTCTACGGACTCAAGACTAGTGCAGGCTAGAGCCAAATGGTCAGGCAGAAATGACACAACCGACTGGCGTGTGAGATTACAGGTGCCCGAAAATTCACCATTAATTAAATTTTTTGATTTTGAAAGAAATCCTCTAATGAAGCCTCTCGCAGAGTCTCGAGGGATATTTTGGCCGTTAACACCTGCTGTTGTGATACAGCACTCGGCAAATTACAATGCGTTGGCACAGACACACAGCAACTTTCCATTCCAGGCATACCAGAATTCACAAGTGGATCAGATGAATATCATTGGCGAGTTTCCCGTGCAGAATTCCGAGGACGCTAAACACTGGGTAGCAACTGTTAATTTTTTAAGGACGGCAACAAAAATGTTTTTTGGAAAAGACGAAGGTGATGGACTTAAAGGAAATCCTCCACCAATTATGCACCTGTTTGGTTACGGTGACAACATGTTCCACAAAGTGCCAGTGGTTATCAATTCTTTTAACGTTGAACTAAGACCGGGCATAGATTACATATCAACAAAACAAAGCAACACACCTTATAAACAATTGGCAGGATCAGACGCTGGGTTCTTCATGAACGCAGAGGGAGAGGATCAATCATGGGCACCAACACTGTCAAATATATCTGTGCTAATAACTCCTATATATGGCAGGGAGACTATCAAGAATTTCTCAATGAAAGACTTTGTAAACGGAAGAGCTAACGGAAAAGGCACAGAAGGGGTAGGATTCATTTAATGGCCAAGTATTCAACGACGTCACCTTATTTTGCAACTCCGCAGAACAACATCAACCTAGGTGTGTTTGTTCCAAGACCACTGACAGCAGAAAAGGACGATCAGACATACATCATAGAGAGGACCTATGCGTACAGACCAGACCTACTGGCTTATGACCTTTATGGCTCTCCAAGATTATGGTGGGTGTTCGCACAAAGAAATCCAAACCAGTTAGAGGACCCAATATACGATTTTAAACCGGGAGTGACTATTCAGTTGCCAAAGCCAGGTAATGTCTCCAGCGACCTAGGTATATAAAAATGGCAAAGATTTATCAAGATAGGATAATGAAGTTGGCAAGCCAACAGAAACCATTCCTCAAACCAAACATACTACACCAGTTTGCATCTTACAACACAATATTCACACTGAGTGGCCTTACAGAAGAAGAATTTAGCTCACATGATTTCCTCATAAATCCTGTGCATGACATCATAGCAAAGACCGGCGGCATAGGCGGTGACGCCAAAGTGAGAAGTTTCGCCGCGGCAGAAACTGGGGATGGTGCTGTTGCCGAGAGAGCATACAAACAGCAAAAATATGCATTGGGCATATCTGTGTTGGAACGTGCCCACGACATGTCAATTGATAATGTAAACATAACATCGACCACCAGTCCAAATTTGGAGCGTGGACTAGGGAACTTTACAAAGATGGAGTTTGAAATATCAGAGGCCTATGGTGTAACACTCATAGAAAAAATTAACGCGGCCACAGGATTGAATGGATATCAGGACTACATGGACGCTCCATTACTACTCACAATAGAATTCAAGGGATTTGATGAGAAAGGTGCCCCGGTCAAAAATCAACCAGTTGTAAGGAAGGTGCCTATAGGAATCACACGTGTGGATTTCGATGTCAATGAGTCAGGAGCAAGATATCAACTGTTGGCTGTGCCCTACCCGGAACTGGCATATGATGACAGGTACAAGTTTCCTAGAACAGATGTCCCGGTTGCGGTCAACACCCCAACACAATGGGCGGCAGATGTGATGGAAGTTCTCAACGTCACAATGATGGAGAATGAAATTAAGGAAAAGAAAAGGGAATTGAAGGACAAGTACAAGTTTTCCATAGACAGCAGGGTTTTGGAGTATGGCAAGAAATACGCTTCCAACGAAACCAATGCCACGATAAGTGCCAACACAAAAGAATATGATGTATTCGACGAAGTAGAGAACTTACAGCCAACACCCAAGGTCAAAACAATTGAAGGGACGGCAGGACAAACTACGTCACTGACAAAATTTTTCGAGGACGCTATTAGGTCTCTGACAGGTTACAAGGATCTGGCAGAAAACTTCTGGGTCAGCTATCTGAGTTCGGTTGGCGTCCCTCAGAAAATTTTGGATGACGAACTAGCACTGGCCAAGCTAGTAAACAGCGATGAGATGCAGTCGATAGTGATGGAACATCAATATGTTGATTGGTTCAAAATAAAAACCACAGTGAGGACCGACGTCGAAAGATTTGACAGGATAACAAGAATGCATCCTAAGGAAATCGAATACAGAGCTGTACCCTACAAGCTACACGTACTGAAACTTGTAAGGCCCGGTGTTAGCGTAAGTGGTGTGGATTGGCGAAGCCAGGTACACAAGGACTACAACTACATATACACAGGCGCTAATCTTGACATCCAGAATTTAAGGATCAACTACAAAACTGCGTACTACATGAGGAATGTGAGGGGCAAAGACAAGGGAGTAGCAGAACAAGGACTTTTTAACTGGGTGACGGAAACGACCAAAGAAATTTTCGGCCGAGAAAAATATCCCGAACCTCTGAAGCCATTGCGACAATACCCTTCCACCAACAAAGGTCGTAATGTACTTAACGTTACACAGGACAGTCCAAAGTCGCAGGAATTTTATGACTACTTGACAAATCCGGAAGCTGACATGATTCGTATAGAAATGGACATACTCGGAGACCCGGCTTACATCTGTCAGGACGCCTTCATGCCCATACACAAAGATAAAATAGAGAGGGAAAAGACCTTTAGTGTGACCTACAGTGACAAGTACAATTCTTTCAATTCCGACTCTTTCCAGCCCATAATAAATCTAGCTTACAGGATTCCAGATGAGGTAGATGTGAAAGAGGGAACAATGTTCAGCGGTGCCAAGTTCCGTGATGAGAACCTTTTCTTCAATGGCATATACCAGGTCAACAAGATAGAGAGCAAGTTTGACCAAGGACAGTTCACACAGACCCTGTTCTGCACAAGATTCAATAACCAGCAAGGTGCAGGTACGACACCGTTGACAGCATCGGCTCAAAAATCCTCAGCGGAAATAATAGAAACAATTAGAGACCACAGAAAGTTGCCTAGTATAAAAGAACTACTACAGAAGCAAAAAGACAAAAAACTTGAAGATGTAATCGGAGATATTAACGACATAATGGCGTAAGGATAAATTAAAGTATGGTACGAAACACACAGGGATTCTCAGACACACACGACAACCAGAAGAGCTTCAGTGAGGCCAATCATGCCAAGGACACAGGGCCCTACGTTGCAACCGTGAAAAATGTGGCCGACCCTTTACGGATGGGTAGGCTCGGTGTCAACATTCCTGCACTTACAAACACAACAGAACCAAAGGCCAACCAAATCATATGGTGTCAGTATCTGTCACCTTTCTATGGTGCCAAGTCCATCGATGCAGTATCAAAGACAGATCCCTACTCATACAAGACAACACAGCACTCATATGGAATGTGGGCAGTGCCGCCTGACATAGACACAGAGGTGCTTGTGATATTTGCCAAGGGTGACCGTACTGCCAACACAGCATTTTGGATAGGATGTGTGCAAAAACCACTTGTGAACCAGCAGGTTCCTGGCTATGGTGCTTCTAGCAATACTGCCGTTGGCGTGGCACAGGTAGCGTACGACAGCACAGAAACCAAAAAAGATTTATACGGCACAGACTTTTTACCAGCAGGCGAAAAGAATCAATTGGACTATTCCGACGGTGAGACTCTAGCCAATGTTAACAAATGGAAATATCCAGTAAATGACATCATGGCAGATCAACTTTTAAAACAAGGGTTGATCAAAGACCCTGTTAGGGGAACAACTTCATCATCTGCTCGTAGAGAATCACCAAGTGCAGTATTTGGGATTAACACCCCGGGCAGGATCAGACCCGACTCGGAGTCAAAAAACTTCGGATTGGAAGGCACGCCGGTAAGGTCTGATAGGGTTCCAGGTCACAGCTTCGTTATGGATGACGGGGATAGATCAGGAAACAATCAACTTACAAGATTACGGACCGCCTCTGGACACCAAATACTAATGCATGACACAGATGGTTCCATATACATAGCAAACGGATCAGGAAACGCATGGATAGAAATGCAGAGCAACGGTAGGATAGATTTTTATTCAGGGATTGGTGGAATCAACATGAGAACAGAAGGGGACTTCAACTTACACAGTGACTCAAACATCAACATGCACGCCAATGGACAGATGAGGATAAGTTCTGCTAACGAGATGATTCATTCGGCAGATACTATACTGAACATAGGGGACAAGGGAATACTCAGCAGTTCGCAGACAGGATCCATACGAGAGTTTGCAAGGGACGGTATAACTTCATTTACTAATGGTACGCAACTGCATGGAGCAGGTGGACAGATACACCTGGCAGGAGCACAGGTACATTTCAACTCAACAGGTGCAAGTTCTAGTTGGGGGCCAAACTGGTTAACAAAAGCTCGTGCAGGTATGGAATTGAGAGAAGAAGGCGACGTAGAACTTGCAGACAAGGGCAGAAAACCTTTGGAACCGTTTACTAGAAAAACAAAAACAACAGTACACAGGTTTGTATCTCATGAACCTATGTTTAGAGCCAGTGTAATAGGTAACGATGGAATAATACCTATAGATAGTGACGATAAAAAACAATGGAGAAGACTGGTTAGCACTCCAGGGACAGCAGAATTCTTAAACCACCAGAATAGATTCAGTACAAACAGTGCAATACGTGATGCACAGTATCAAGCAGACGCACTAGAATATGTAAAACAGAAAATGGGCAAGTCCACGAATGTTGCAAAGGCCAAAGAGCTGTTGACCGATTTTGGAAAAAAATACAACACAACGTACGGAATAAGCGACAAGATAAATTTACCGTTCAATATTAAAGATAGTATATCAGAAAAAATTAAAGGAATAGACTTCAATACCTCAAGTAAAAATCTGACCAGTAGTCTGACATCGCAGGTGGTAGACACTTTCACAAGTAAAAGCACAGAACTTTTCAAGGACAATGTTTTTGTTAATAGTGCAGGAGAGCTATTCAGCTTAGAAAACGCATCAGGGATTACGGGCAATATAGATCTACTGAACAAAAGCCTGAACTCTGTAGACGGGCTAGTCAACAACTTATCATCAATAAAAAATTTCAAACCGTCTATAACTAACCTTGCAAGTATATCACAGACTTATTCAAACGTCATCGGAGGAAAGATAGTTGGAATAAATCAAGTCAAGAGCCTGGCCAGCAAGGCGGGACTGTTCAACGCCAGGGAGGCCGCTATAAGTGGACAAAGTTTCTTCCAGAATGTGGGAGCCAACTTACCTACTGTAATAGGTAACATAGGTGGTGCGGTGAGCAACTTCTTTTCCGGAGGAGGATTCTTCAGTGATTCTAGATTGAAAGAAGACATAAGATTTGTTGGAAAATCGCCTGCAGGCATCAACACATATTCGTTTAAATACAAGCAGTTGCCTGGTAGGTACCTAGGCGTCATGGCACAGGAAGTTCCATGGGCGAGGCACATGACAGACACTGGTTACTACGCTGTGGATTACAGCAAGGTAGACGTAGAATTTAGGAGATTACATTAATGGCATACGGCGGCGGCGGATCAGGAAGTAATTTGGCAAACAAATCAGTGACCTTCAAAGGTTTCAGCTCAAAGGCAGAGCAAAAAAATTTTAAGCTATATGATTTTGAGTGTGCCAAACAGGACCTTATAAACAGATTGAGTGTGCGTAAGGGCGAGAGAGTTGAGAATCCAGAATTTGGCACTATCATATATGATGCAATCTTTGAACCTTTTACTGAACAATTAAAGGATGCCATATTAGAGGATGTGACAGCAAATCTCAATGCAGATCCTCGTATAGCAACACAGGACATAAGGGTCACAGAAGCAGATAAAGGAATAGCCATACAGGCTACTATAACATACGTACCTTTGGATATTACCGAGAAACTACGGTTTGATTTCGATGAAAATTCGTTACTACGCCTATCTTAATATACGCAGTTAATTTAATACATAAATATCCATACAAACAGTATGGCCACTACAGATAGACAAAACAGATTATTAGTTGCGGAAGATTGGAGAAAGATCTACCAGTCATTCCAACAGGCAGATTTTAAAAGTTACGACTTCGAAACATTACGTAGAACAATGGTGGCGTATCTGCGTGAGAACTATCCAGATGATTTCAATGACTTCGTAGAAAGTTCGGAGTACGTTGCACTGATAGATCTTATTGCCTACATAGCACAGGCACTTTCTTTCAGAGTTGACTTGAATGCAAGAGAAAATTTTCTTGAGACAGCAGAGAGAAGAAATTCGATCTTAAGGTTAGCAAGGCTTATTAACTACAATGCAAAAAGAAACAAGCCTGCAACAGGATTGTTAAAAATAAATTCAATCTCTACAACACAAGACGTTACAGATTCATCAGGAACAAATTTAGCAAACAGCACAATAGTGTGGAACGACTCAGCAAATTCTAATTACAGAGAACAATTTACTGCGATATTAAATGCCGCAAATCAGCAAGGCCAATTATTTGGAAAGCCCAGAGAAAAAGGAACAATAGGTGGGGTAGATACAGAAGTTTACACATTGGCATCTAATCAAAACGGATTGCCTATTTTTGGTTTTCAGAAATCAGTAGGTGGTGTAAGCAGAGCTTTTGAAATAGTACCGTCTACAATAAACGACAGTGATTCAATTTACGAATCAGATCCAGTAGAAGGCACAGGGTTGACTTACACATACCGTAATGACGGTTCAGGCGACGCTTCGAACAACACAGGATATTTCTTCCTATTCAAACAAGGAACTTTGCAAGACACTATATTCACAGTGGACAATGCAATTACAAATTATGTTAAAAGTTTAGCAACAATAAACGTTAACGATTCCGATGTTTGGTTGTACAAGTTAGACCAATTTGGACAGATAATAGAAAAATGGGAAAAGGTATCTGCACTGTCTGGCAATAATGCGATTTATAATTCATTGTCAAAAGATGAAAGAAACATTTACAACGTAATAACAAAAAACGAAGATGCAATAGATCTAGTGTTTGGTGATGGTAATTTTTCTAATTTGCCACTTGGATCTTTTAGAGCTTACTACAGAGTAAGCGACAATGCCAAGTATTCACTTCAACCCGCTGACATGCAAAATGTACAGATAGATGCAACGTATCAAGACTTAAACGGTTCTTCACAGACATTGTCAGTGACAATGAGTTTAAAGGCATCGATCTACAATTCAGCAGAAACAGAGTCAAACGCATCGATAAAGGAAAAGGCCGCACAGGTTTATTATTCACAGAACAGAATGATCACTGCTGAAGACTATCAGATAGTTCCTTTGAGTGCATCACAAGAGATCGTAAAAGTTAGATCAGTAAACAGATCTGCATCAGGGATAAGCAGAGCAAAAGAGATTTTAGATCCAACTGGCGCATATTCAAATATAAGTGTTTTTGCCGAGGACGGAATGTTATACAGAGAAGAAACTGCACCAACATTCACTTTCACGTTTAACAACAGCAGTGATGTGCAGACTGTGATAGATTCATCAGTTGAAGCAAAATTAAAGACAGCATACTCGCGTCATTTTTATTATGACAAATACTCCGCAAAAAGTTTAAGCTCACTCACGGCAACATGGAATTCATCTACGACAACGACAAACACCAACACAGGATATTTCACTTCAGGCGGTGCACTTGCAACGGGAGATACAGCAACATCAAATTTACAATACGCAAAGGCTGGTTCACTTATTAAATTTACGTCACCCGACACAAGAGAATTTTTAAATGGAAGTCTTGTAACTTCAGGTACCGAATTAGCTGAAGATCGGAAATGGGCTAAAATTTCTGCTGTCGAAGGAGATGGCTCAAATGGCGGTCAAGGAAACTTATCATCTGGTGCTGGACCAATTACTTTGGCAAACATAATACCTAATGGTTCTGTTTTGAGTACAGTGATTCCAAATTTTACAACGTCATTCTCAGCAACACTGGAAGCCAACATACGAGACCGTATAGAAGCATATGAAGAGTTTGGTTTAAGGTACGATGTGGATTCAGAAGAATGGAAGGTCATTACATCAACAAACCTAAGTTCAAGTTCAGTGTTTAATCTAAATAACACGGGTTCCACAGCAGGCACCGCTCTTGACTCAAGTTGGTGGTTCAAATTTACAAATGACGGAAACACCTACACAGTGACATACAGAAAAATGGACTACATTTTCGAGTCTGAAGGGCAGAATAAATTTCATTACGATATTGAAGAAAAAATTTATGATTACAAAACAGGAAAAACGGTCAAAGACACAATAAAAATTTTAAAAACAAACAGCATTGTGTCAACTGGATCCAGCATAGGCTATCCGTTAATATGGCAGATTACTGATACAGTAACAGAAGACGACGGGTTCCAAGATAACAGGAAAGTAAAAGTTGGATTCTTTGATAATGACGACGACGGTGTTGTAGACAATCCTGAAATATATGATATTTTTATTGAACCAGACACATCGGTGTCAACTAAATTTGTTTTCTTTGAAAAATATATTTCTTATGATAGCATTGAGAGATACAGACCATATGCGGCATCAAACTTTGTTGTTACGGAAAAAGAGACAGATATTAATTTAAACACTGCAACATACACTGACGGACAACTATTTTATTTTTATGATGGTGCGGAAGATGTTGTCAAGAAGTATGTGTTAAGCACAAACACATTGTCAACGACTACAGACTATTACGCCAGACGAGGCAGAAGTTCAATAGATTTCCAATATAAACATCATGCAGGACAGGAAACAAGGATAGATCCAAGTGTGTCAAATATTATAGATACCTATTTGCTAGAAAGAACTTACGACAATTTATTTAGAATATGGTTACAAGATGGCGGCACAAAGCCAATAACATCAACATCTGATCAATTGAGAATCAATTATTCGGGTGCATTGAATCCTTTAAAATCTCTATCAGATCAAGTAATATACCATCCGGTAAAATATAAAATTCTATTTGGCAGTGATGCAGAAGAACAGTTACAAGCAACTTTCAAAGTTGTAAAAAATTTAAAAACTAATGTCACAGATGCAGTGATCAAAACAAGAGTTATTGCCGCTATAAATGAATTCTTTGCGTTAGACAACTGGGATTTTGGGGATTCTTTTTATTTCACAGAATTAGCCGCTTATGTACACAACCAACTTGCACCGGATCTTTTGACGGTAGTAATTGTGCCAAATGAGTCCGGACAGGGGTTTGGGTCTCTGTTTCAGATCAACTCAGCGGCAGACGAAATTTTCATCAGTGGGGCCACCGTTGATGATGTGTCGATTATAACAGCACTAGGAGCCAACCAATTAGAGGCTTCCGGTACTGTGGTCACATCTACATCAACTGCCACGTCAAACACCTCATCAGGATCAGCAGTGTCAGGCTCTACTACAACAGGTTCGGGATCAAGTTCAAGTACCGGCAGTAGTGGGGCAGGATACTAATGGCTGACACTCCTACAAATTCTTTAACCAACAACGAAGTTATAAAACAAGGCACAAACGAGTACAGACGTACTGTACAACATCTGCCTGCATTTTACAGGACTGCCGCTAATCAAAGATTCTTGTCAAGCACATTGGATCCATTGGTCCAGAAAGGAGCACTGGAGAGACTAGACGGATTTGTTGGTAGGCAGGATGCTTATACTAGGAAATCTACGGACAGATATATTTCAACAACGAGTAGAGATAGGATGGCTTACCAACTCGAGCCCACAATCACCTACACGGACAGAGACACAACAAGTGTAAATCCAGAGGATCAAGTCAAGTTCACAGGAACATACGACGATTACATAAACCAATTGAAATACTTAGGCGGTAAGGTCAATAATCACGACAGACTTAACAAGGAACACGTATATAGTTGGAATCCTGCAATTGACCTAGACAAATTAGTAAATTATAGGGAATACTTCTGGGTGTCCAATGGACCAGATGCAATAGAGATAGACAGTCCTGGCACAGGTGCAGAAGCAGAATACAAGGTGCAGGCAGTGACCGGTGCTTATCAGTTTCCACACCTGGAAGGCGAAAGCAATCCTGAGATAACACTCTATAGGGGTAACACTTACAAATTTAATGTAGACGCCAAAGGAAATCCATTCTACATAATGACCGAACCATACTCAACAATGCTGTCATCAGACGGATCAAGTTCAACACTTTATACTTCTGGTGTAACCAACAATGGAGCAGACGAAGGCACTGTTACTTTTGTCGTGCCAACAAACGCACCTAACACTTTATACTACCAGTGTGGCAATCATGATGCCATGTATGGTGTACTCCACGTGCAGACAGTTGATGCAGGCACACAAATAAATGTTGAAGATGACATAGTGGGAGTAAAAAACTACAAACTTAGAACACTTGATTTATCTAATGGCATGAAGATTAAATTTTCTAATACAAGAGTTTCGTCAGCTTATCAAAATAAGGAATACTACATCGAAGGTGTTGGCGAGGCGATAAGGATTACGGATGTATCAACACTAGCAACACCCGAGAGCTATTCAGACTCTGGTGTACCGGTAGACAAGGATTACATAACAATTAAAAGAAGTTCACTAGATCAAAACGCATGGTCGAGATACAACAGGTGGTTTCATAGATCGGTCATAGAAAAAAGTTCAGCAGTAAACGGCACCGCCACAGTTTTAGATGAGACAGATAGGGCAAAAAGACCCATTATTGAATTTGATTCAGGCCTAGCACTTTACAATTCAGGTACAACAGCAAAGACTCCTGTAGATTTATACGATACAACACAGACGGACGCATTTAGTAATGTGTCAGGGACATTTGGATACATTGTTGATGGTGTGCCGATCACAGATGGAATGAGGGTAATATTCTCAGCAGACACCGACCCACTGGTGAGAAACAAAATTTATGTGGTCAACTTTGTAGATGCCGGCGATTCCTCTGTATTATCACTTACGCTTTCAGAAGCATTAAATGGTACAGCGGGAGACAAAGAAACTGTTTTTGTAAAACAAGGAACAAGTAACAAAGGAAAATCATACTACTACAACAGCTCTACAACAAGATGGCAAACAACACAGCAGAAGACTAAATTGAATCAACAACCGTTGTTCAACATGTATGACAACAATCACACATTGTTTGATGACGCGACAGCATATCCAAACTCCTCTTTTGTGGGAGCCAAAGTTTTTGCTTACGCTACCTCTGACAATGCAACAACAGACACGGTATTAGGAATTAAAGTAAAATACAACACTATCAACAATGTGGGAGACATGGTGTTCGAGTCTGATCATACGTCAGGCACATTCACATATCAAGATGACGGGGTAACAACCACTAAAAATCTTGCCGAGGGACACCTTCACTACACTACAAGCAGTACTTCTCACAACAGTAAGAGTGCTTGGGTTAAACGTACAAACGAAAGCAAACAGCGTGTTATTAGAACCTTCATAGTCGACGACACAGAAAAAAGATTATTCCCGATTGATTTTTATGCCAACTCATCATCATCATCGGACCTTGAAGTATCAGCTTCAGTAAACGGCATAAGAAAAACGCTGACAACAGACTACACTTTGGTAGACGGAACAGCAAACAAATACGTTAGATTTGTAAACGAATTGAAAGTCAACGACCAAGTAAGACTTGCCGGATACAGTACCGCGGATAAATTGGCAGACAAAGGCATTTATGAAATACCTGAAAACCTTTCTACAAACAGTCTAAACGAAACAGTCGGAACTTTCACCTATGGACAAATACTAAAGCACTCAACAGATATACTTGATAAAGATTCAGAATTAACAGGGGCAATACCTGGCGTAACAAATTTACGAGACAAACCAGATGCCAAGCTCAAAGGCGGAACAATACATCAGCATGAGGCACCTCTTGCTCCTGCAATATTCAACCTTGTGGATCAAGATGCAAACGCCATCAGAGCCATAGACTATGTTAACCAAGAGTACGAGAAATGGTATAACGCTTTCTTAACGTATGCTACTGGTACAGCATATGAAGGAAACGCCGCCGATAGGGTTGACGAAATAATAATTGGAATAAACCAGGGTAGGAACAGTTCTTTTCCATTCTATTATGAAGACATGGTGGGTTGGGGAGAAAACGTATCTTTAAGGACCTACACAGTGCAAGGTGCATCACAGACAGAATATGCTTTGGATTCACAGCACAATCTTACAACTTTAGGCAACAGAGCGGTTTATGTTTACAAAAACGATGTGCAATTAGTTCATGATTCTGAATACACATTCAGTACAGCAGACGACAGTGTAACAATTAGTGCAACTCTCACAGCAGGTGACATTATTAAAATAAAAGATTATAGCGATACCACTGGTAGTTACATGCCACCATCACCAACAAAATTAGGAATGTATCCAAAATTTAAGCCTGAAACATTTACTGATAACACTTACATAACAAGTCAAACAGTTTTAAGGAAACATGATGGATCAATTATAAAGTCTTATGGTGATGAACGTGATGCCTTGATACTTGAATTAGAAAAAAGAATTTATAACAACTGTAAGACAGCATACGATTCAACGTTGCTAGATTTATCAGATGTAAGGCCCGGTGCTTTTTCAACAACAGAGTATTCACTATCTGAAATTAATGACGTGATGGGCGGAGATTTTTATTCATGGGCAGGAAGAAACAATGTACAATACATTAATAACACGACCTTTGTTGAAGGTTCTCCTTTCACATACAATTATTGCAAATCAACTGATAGAATTACTGGCACAACACTTCCAGGATATTGGAGAGGTATATACCAATATTTCTATGACACCGATAGTCCACATCTAAGACCATGGGAAATATTAGGACATTCAGAAAAACCATCAGACTGGGATACCACATATGGTGCGGCACCCTACACAGCAGGAAACAGTGTACTATGGAATGCAATAGCATCGGAACCAGGAAGATATGGAAAACCAAACATAGCAAATTATATTCCTGTTGATGCCTCAGGAAATTTATTAGATCCAATAGCGGCAGGATTGATACAAGACTTTAACGTGCCCGGTAGAACATTGCACTGGAAATTTGGTGATCATGGTCCAGCAGAAACGTCATGGAGAAGATCAAGTTCGTACCCATTTACTGTGATGAAAACTTTAGCAACAACAAAACCTGCAAAATTCTTCTCTACTTTCTTTGACCTATCTCGATTGACTACAAACACAGCAGGAAATCAAATTTACAGTGATACAGGAATTAGACTAAGATTTAAAACTTCAAAGTACCATCTCGAAACTTCTATAGATAACAACACAGGAGTGACAACGAGATACATCACAGCAGGTTATCAAGTTTTCATCATCAATAGCCTCATAGCAAACAACCTCGACCCTATAACTTTTTACTATGATAAGATGAAAAATCTCAATGTGCAACTTGCATACAAGTTAGGAGGATTCACAGACAAAGGTAATATAAAGGTATTGACAGATTCTGTTTCACCAGGATCTACATCAGGATCTAAATTTATTCCAGACGAAAACTACAAAATATTGTTTAGAACTTCTAATCCGGTTGAAAGTTTTGAATATTCAGGAGTGCTCATTGAAAAGAATACAGACACAACGACATCAACAGACGGATCAACAGTCACTGATGTTGGTGGATACAAGGTATTAGGTTATTCTACATCAAAACCGTTCTTCCGTTTCACATATCCAGCCAAGTCAAGTAATTCAAAAAAAATATCAGTCGCAGGATCTGTTTCTGTAGAACAGCACTCTAATTTCCAAGAAACAGTGCAGACAATACCTTATGGATATGTGTTCACTACAATACAGGATGTTGCTGATTTCTTATTTGGTTATGGAAACTACTTAGAATCACTAGGATTTAAATTTAACAAATATTCTAATGAAATTAGAGAGACTCTTAATTGGTCCAACGCTGTAAGAGAATTCTTGTTCTGGACCACACAAAAATGGGCACCTGGTTCGGCTATAACAGTCTCACCGGCGGCAGATGGGTTTGAATTAGACACAAACAACAGTGTGGTTGGCAAATTAAGAAACCTAGCAGGTGATTATTCTTTATTAGATGCAGGCGGAAGAAAGATAGATATCAGAGAAGTAAGCACAAAACGTACAGGAAAAACTTTTGATCTTGACATCAAATCTCAAGATGTTGGATTGTTTAACATATCATTGAACACGGTTCAAAAAGAACATATGTTAATTTTTGATAATTCAACTGTGTTTTCAGATATAATTTATGAACCGTTCACAGGCTTTAGGCAGGCAAGGTTAAAACTTGTAGGATGGAAAACAGCAGGGTGGAATGGCGATTACTACGCACCCGGCTTTGTGTTTGATGCCGCACAGGTTACTTACTGGACAGCAAACAGTGATTACAGAATAGGTGATTCAATCGAATATCAAGGCAAATTTTATGTTGCTAAATCCAATCATAATTCTATGGACAAGTTCGAAAACACGTACTGGACACTGAAAAGAGATAAACCGGCACCACAATTAATTCCAAACTTTGATTACAAGATATCACAGTTCAATGATTTTTATAATTTAGAATCAAGTAATTTTGATGAGTCACAACAGAAACTAGCACAAAAATTAATTGGATACCAATCTAGAGATTATCTAGAAAATCTTTTTGTCAACGATGTTTCGCAATACAAATTTTATCAAGGATACATTAGAGAAAAAGGGACACAGAATGCAATAGATAAAATCCTTAAAGCAAAATACGAAAATTCGGACATCACATTAGATTTATATCCAGAATGGATGATCCGGACTGGTACTTTTGGAAACACAGATGCACGAGAAAATATTCAAATCACTTTAAGTGATAGCGAAGTAAATGCCGATCCACAAAGTATCGAACTTCTAGACAACGCAACAGACACTAAAACATATTCGAGGTCACTGGCAGTCAACAAAGAAGACTTTTATAGAAAACCTGTGGAATACACAGCTAGTACAACATTTGCATTGTTAGATTATACCAAAGAAGGTGTAGACAGAGATAACACACAGGTCTTTAAGACTGCTGGATATCCTCAGTTGGGACAGGTGCAACACACCGGTTTCGATATAGATGATCTTCTAAATCTAGATATTAATTCTATAGATAAAAATGATCTTGTATGGATAGCTAATAAACAAGACAAGGATTGGGACGTTTACAGACTAACAAGTGCTGGAATAAAAATTGCAACGTTATCAACTTCTGAAAATGCAACAAAATTACTAATAGAGTTCACAGGGTCACATGGACTTTCTGCCGGAAACAACACTACTCCTGCCGACTACTTTGCGATTTCAAACAGCGAGGCTACAACACTTAACAGGGTGTTCCAGGTAACAAGCACACCCAACCATAAAACAGTTATAGTCGACTACGAGGACAATGTAAACTTTATACCAACCCTACTTGACGGTTCGACTGCAGACAGTTATGGCAACGTATACAAGTTTGTATCTGTGCGTGTTGCATCCATGGACAATGTAAATGACAGACTAGACTATCATGTCTATCTAGATAAAAATGACTCATTAAGTGTACCTGGAGATAAAATTTTTACAGACGCCGACACTACAGGATTATGGCGAGTATATGAGAAGCAAGATCCATACACAGAATTTAGAACGTTTTCACCAAACGCAAGTTTATCTGACCAAGACTTTGGATACAAAATAGTTGCAAGGAACGACGGAAGATCCGCTGTAATATCAGCACCAGGAAAAGGTCAAGGGGAATTACATTTCTTATTCAGATCAAATCATTCCGCAGGTACACAATATTCTGTGCAATCGACTGTGACAATGACTGACAACAACGATAATACAAGTAGATTAGGTGAGTCTCTGTCAATGAGTACGGATGAAAACTTGGTGGTTGCAGGTGCTCCGTATACAAACACGTTAGGACTTGACGGAAGCACAAGACAACTTGATGCTGGATTGATCAAAACTTTTGTTTGGGATTCTTCGACATTCAAATATGGTGCACTAGGAACAGTCAACCCGCCAACTGATGGATCGTCATCTAATGAAAATCTAAATTTTGGTTGGGCACACAAGATAAGTGAACCGGGTTTGCTTTCAGTCAGAGACACAGCAACCAAATATCTTTTTGTGTCTGCTCCTGGACACGCAAACGACAACGGAAGAGTATACATGTACACATGGGGAATAGGTGCTGACGGAAGTACTTACGACACTTGGACACTTGACTACACACTAGAGGCTCCTTCTGCAGGACAAGGTCACAGATTTGGACACAGACTAGACGCCAATGACAATGGTGATATTCTTGCAGTAAGTTCATTGGCCCCGGGTCAGGCAGGAAAAGTAGAAATTTTTGTAAGGGTAGGGCAAAGCAACGATGACAGCACACAGAACTCATTTACATTAGCACAAACACTCACAGGTACTTCCGGTGATGGTTCAACTTTGAACACGTCATTTGGAGAGTCTATCACAATGAGCAAAGATGGAACTAAATTGTTCGTAGGTGCTCCGGGAGTTGACGGAACAGATACTCCTGACACGGGTGTTGTTTATGTCTACAAATGGAACAGAGATGGTTCTACAAATACATACACACTAGATCAAACAATCAGTGAACCTGATACGCTTTCCGGAGCCAAGTTTGGGTCGTCATTGTCGGTCAATCAGTCTGCAACAAGATTAATTATAGGTGCGGAAAAAGCCGCAAATCCTAGAGAAATGAAATTTGAATCTGGGGAAACAACATTCGACTTACAGGACACTACTATTGTAGATACCAATGCAAGTTCGGGTGCCGTGTACACTGCCACATTGTACAACACGAAATATGTCATAGATGATAGATTAGTGTCGCCTACTGTTTCACCACACGACGATTACGGCAGGGGAGTATGCATGATTGACAACAACGTATTTGTAGGTGCACCTAAGGATGAGGGCAATTCAGGTTTAAGTAATGATGGATCTGTGTATTGTTTAGACTTGACAGAAGAAGATGTGTATGCATGGAAAAATATTGCAACAGAAAAAGCATTTGTAGATATTAGTAAATTAGGACAAGTATTTGATTTCAACAACGGCTCGAAACAAATCAGGGATTACTATGATCTATACGATCCGGTTAAAGGAAGAATACTAGGAATCGCTGACAGAGAAATAAACATTAAATCTCCATGGGATCCAGCTGTATACAATACAGGAGATAAAGCCAACACCGCGACACCTTGGGCAGAAAATCATATAGGTGAAACATGGTGGGACCTTTCAGCTGTGAAATGGTTATGGTACGAACAAGATAGCCAAGAATACAAAGTAAACAACTGGGGTAAAACTTTCCCAGGTTCCAACATCAACATATATGAATGGACGGAATCAAGATTCACGCCAACGGAATGGAATAACTTTTCAGGCACACAAGAAGGTGTGTCGGCTCAAGTCACAGGTGAGGCTTCTGATAATTACACACAAATACAAAGGTATAGTTCTGTATTAGACACTTTTGTAAATTATTATTTCTTCTGGGTAAAAAATAGAGCATCTATCCCGACCAATACAGTTGTACAAAGAAAAAACACAACGGCATTTGTTTCAAGTATTATTGCAAACCCAAGCAAATCTGGTCTCAAATATTATTCTATTACTGACACAGATAAACTGATACTAAATGGAGTAAACGATTTGATCAATAGTGCTATCGTGCTCAACATAGACATAAGAACTAATAATTTTGATGGAGATTCACACACGGTGTGGAAATTAGCACGTGAAAGTGACCCGGATTACAGACCAGGACATCAGATAGAATCACGTTGGTGGGATTCACTAGTGGGCAAAAACATAACCGGTGATTCTGTTCCGGACATAGATTTGCCTTTAAATGAAAAATATGGAAATAGTATAAGACCTCGACAGAGTTGGTATGTTGACAGATATTCTGCACTTAAAGAGTTAGTAGACTACGCCAACACTATTCTTAAAAAGAATCAACTAGTTGGTCAGATACGATTAGGTAATTTAGATTCCAAGGAACCAGAACCAAACACTGTAAGTGGATTGTGGGACGGACAGGTAGACACATACGCAGAGTTAACTTACATAAACACTGCAGATATATCAGGAACACTAAACTATTTGGTCAAAGCAGATGAAACAGCAAACAACTATTGGGCAATATACCAATGGGATGGCACATTATGGAATAGGACAAGAATTCAAACTTATAACACTTCCAATTACTGGAGTTACACTGACTGGTACGGCACTGATCCTGCCATCCATGAAATGTTACACGACGAAAACACACCTATTGATAAACAAGTAACCTTCGAGTACGAACTTGACACATTAGATCTTGCATTAGGAAAACACGTAAAAGTTACCAATGCAGACACCGGTGGTTGGAAACTGTTCATGAAAACTGCAACAGGATGGACAAATGTTGGAACGGAAAATGGCACAGTAAGATTAAGCACAAAATTATATGATTATTCTCAGGACGCTACTGGTTTTGCTTCAGGTGATAACTTTGACGATAATACTTTTGACCAAGAGCCAGTTACAGAAACAAGAAATATATTAACGGCACTGCGTGATGACTTATTCATAGGAGACCTAAAAGTTGAATACAACACTCTATTCTTTACAGGTTTAAGGAAAGTACTAGCGGAACAAATTTATGTTGACTGGATGTTTAAAACAAGTTTTATAAACGCCGTAAACAAAGTTAGACAATTTGACCAAAGAAAGACTTATACAACAGGCACTGATAGCTGGATTGAAAGTTACATTAACGAAGTGAAACCTTTTCATACAAAACTACGTGAGTACAAACTGGGCTACAACGCTCCAGAACAACACGACAGTGTGATCACAGATTTTGACAATCCGCCTTTCTACGATGCTTCTGTGTCCAAGATAAGAAGATTAAATCCGCAGTACGACATTGATAAACTTAAACAATATCCATGGCAATTATGGTACGACTATCATAGAAAACATGTCAAATCAATAACAGTAACACATGGTGGATCTGGATATGTAAGGGTACCGACAGTTACCATCACCGGTGATGACAGTACATCGGCTACTGCTACTGCAACAATACAAAGTGGAGCAGTCACATCTATTACAGTAACAGGAGTAGGCTTTGGATATTCCACAACACCTACTATCTCAATTACAGGGGGACTTGCAGACGGTTCAACGCCAACAGATGTTGCCAAAGCATATGTCAATCTAGACAACGATCTTGTGAGAGATTTCCTTACAACCATAAAATTTGATAGGATATCAAGCACATCTAAAGTGGTTAACTGGACGGCCAGCACAATATACAAGTACGGCGCATTGTTAAGATATAAAAATCAACTTTATAAAGTTACAAATGAATTTACTTCGACAACAGATTTTGACGACAATGTAAACAGTGTTTACAAATATTTTGGTGATGAGTCAGGACTTACAGCCGCAGACAGGATATTAGGTTTCTATACACCAGCATCAGGCATGCCGGGCAATGAATTGTCACAGGTTATGTCAGGTGTTGACTATGGTGGTACTATGGTCACAGGATTGCTGTTTAGTCAAAGTCAAGGGTGGGACAATTCACCATGGTACGACTATCCATGGGACAATTACGGTCTATCAAGAACAGTACCTTTCTTGGCAGATGGTTCTACAAAATCGTACACATTTGACACTGCACCGCAAGTAGGGGAAGTATTCCATGTGTACAGCACGGAAGATGACAGCACACGTAGAAAACTTTCTGATACATTCTCAGGTGATGGTAGCACAAGAACATTCACTCTTAGCACTTCGCCTAACGAAAATGCTTTGATAGAATTTATACCTGCAGATGATGACGGTGTGTTGACACCTACAGACGACAGGACACTTGACTCTATCGTAAAAGGCGGACTGTTTACGAAAGATGGACTTTATGGTTCTGCACTTGGATCAGCACCAAGTGATATAAACGTGGATGGTGATGAGTTCATATCTTCCACAACAAGTCATGCACCAGAAGAGACTGTGCCTGGTCAGATATTTGACACAGTTGATATAAAAGTTTACACTTCTCCTACTTCAGGAGCACCTTTTATTACAGAAAAGATTTACACAGGTGATGCGACAACAACAACGTTCTCACTTGCAGAACATCCAGGAACTGTGGGTTCAGTTACAGTTTCTGTAAATGGTGTAATTAAAAAATTAACAACAGACTATACAGTGGATGTGGGAGCAAAAACAATAACTTTTGGTTCAGCACCAGGCAGTGGTACTGTTATTGCAACAAAAACATTTGCCATATCGGGTAGACAGTTCAAAGCATTAGATCAGTTCACTGGAGATGGGTCAACCACGGTGTATACTACTTCATCAAGGGAAGATTTTAATTTAGATTCAACACTTGCAGAATTGTATGTGACGGTCAACGGCGTGCCTACAACCGCTTTCAATTCAAGTTCAACATCACCAGAATTCGGTGACGGTTCAACAACAAGTTTGGGTAACACTCTTATTATAGATTTCAATTCAGCACCGGCAAGTGGAGCATTTATTCAAATAGCAGGATTCATGAAGAGTCCAAGTAATGCCTCAGGCAGAAATCATATGAGAATGAGGAACGAGGAGATAACCTTTGACGGTTCTACTACACACGTGTTGACACACCCACCGGGAACCATCAGACCACTGACAGGTTTGACACTTATCGAAGTGGATGGAAAAATGTTGAGAGCGCCAGATACCACTTATTACAAAGGTGACGGAAGCACATACACATATGGTGTTGCAACGGGACTATCAGATGATTCAACAGTGGACCCTGCAAAAACTATAAGTTCTGCTAGTCAAGTGGAAGTGCATGTCAATGGAGGGCTGAAAACATTAACAACAGACTACACAGTTGACACTGGAAGTCAAAACATAAATTTCACTTCAGGGAGTGTGCCCAGATCAGACCAGATGGTTAGTATAACCACTTTTGTAGATCATCATTTCAGTATTGACGCTAGTAACAGATTGGTCTTAAACTTGACTCAAATTGCGGCAGATGGATACACATTGAATGTCAATGACAAGATGGCAGTAACTACTTTCAACAATGCTGTTGGTATGAGTTTAAGAAGAGAAGTTTTAGAAGGAAGACCAGACGGAGTATATAAAACTTACTTTACACCAACAAACTCAACTTACATGTACGTCTGGCTAAATGGAGAAAGTCTAATTCAAAATAATGACTTTACACTTACTGGAGGAAACACAATTACAGTGATTGGAAAAACAATGACGTCATCAGACAGGCTTGATATCTTATACTTTGCGTCGCCAACAATAGCAAACGCTGTTGGGTACAGAATTTTTAAAGATATGATGAACAGAACTTTCTATAAGAGAATTAGTAAGACACACACGACTGAATTAACACTAACACTGGCCACAGACGCCACTACTATAACTGTGGCAGATGGAACGAAACTTGCTGACCCTCAGTCAATAATAGGATTAGATGGATCAACTATCAGCACTATAATACCAGGAGTGGTGTTTATAGACAAAGAAAGAATTGAATATTTTACCAAGACAGGAAACACGTTGGGACAACTACAACGTGGCACACTTGGTACAGGAATTAAGGGGCATGGATCAGGCACTGAAGTGGTAGATGTGTCTGGTACTCAAACCATCCCTTATGTGGACACCGTGTACACCAACACTTTTATAAGTGACGGAAGCACTGCGTCGTTCACAATATCACAAACCCCATCCTCTGCTACTGAGTTAGACATATTCATTGGTGGCCAACGATTGTTGCTCACTAGCGAGGATGGATCAACTATCAACTATTCTGTGGACGGAAGCAATGTAGTCACATTAACCAGTGTACCGCCTATTTCCATGCAGATTAAAATATTACACAAGAGAGGACAGGTATGGACAACAGCGGCAGATGGTAATCCTGCTGATGGTAAAGGTTTACAAGGCTCGATCACTGCACAGTCTAAATTCATTGCGGACGAACCGACAAACTCACCTGAATAAATACACTAGATGACACATGACAATAAACCACAAGAATCAAAAGAAGAGAATCAAACGCCACAAGATCACACAGGGGTGATGATGCAGGGACATATCAAGATATTTGATCCCGAAACGGGCGAAGTAATTGTAGACAAAAGGAATGCTATTCACTATGAAAACATGTCTCAGGCCATGGCAAGTTCACTGGGAAATAAAACAAACGGATTTATTCATGAGATGGCATTTGGAAACGGTGGGACCAGTGTTGATCCAACAGGTATCATAACTTATCTTACTCCCAACACAACAGGAACTAATTCAACGCTTTACAATCAAACTTACTACAAAGTAATAGATGATAACTCTACTGCAAACAAAGATACATCACGAAACAAGATGGAAGTGAGACACATCACAGGAAACAAGTACACTGATATAGTATGCACTTGCACACTGGATTACGGTGAGCCAACAGGACAGGAATCTTTTGACAATACAACAAATTTCAATGGTGATTTTGTTTTTGATGAGTTGGGATTGAAATCCTATGAGGGTTCAGAAAACGGCGCGACAAATAAATTATTGACACACGTTGTATTCCATCCAGTACAGAAATCACTGAATAGACTTATACAGATCGACTACACATTGAGAATACAAAGTTTAACAACATTTACAGAAACTAGTTCAACTGCACTGTCAACTTCTAACACAGTAAGTGGAACAACATCAGGTGGTAACACAGGATACTAATAAATGGCATATACAGTAAACAAGAGTAACAGTTCGGCTTCTCCCAATCAGTACATTGTGCAGGATGGTGTGGTCAACGCACAAACGGATTTAAGTTTCATAGGTAAGGGCTACGCAGGTTATGGAGAGCTAGTAGCAGAAAACTTTTTACACCTTTTAGAAAATTTCGCTGGAACGAGTGCTCCAACAAAACCTATTCAAGGACAACTTTATTATGATTCAACTGGCAACAGATTAAAGGTATACACAGGAACAGCGTTTGTCCCGGCCGGTGGTAACGTTCCTTATCAGTCAACACAACCGACTGCGATACAACAGGGTGATCTTTGGATAGATTCAGACACAGGACAATTATATTATTATGATGGTTCACAGAGTGTTTTAGTAGGTCCACCTGCTTCGACAGGATCTCTAAATGGTTTCATATTTGAGTCAGTAACAGATTCAACAACTGCCAGCCAGCCAATTACAAAATGGTATAGTGATGGAACACTTATAGCAATTATTTCAGACACAGAATTCACTCCTCAGACAACCATTGCAGGATTTGCCACAGTCAAAAAAGGAATTACACTTACTACATCACCTAGTGGAATTAAGTTTCAAGGTACTGCCACGGACGCAGACGCACTTGGTGGAATATCAGCGTCATCATTTCTAAGATCAGATGCCAATGACACAACAACAGGCACACTGGGTATAGTAAACGATTCTGGTATGACAGTCGGTGCAGACAATGACTTGTCAATCACAGTAGACGGAACAGGAATTAATTTAGCAAACACAGTTCAGAATACGGACATAACCTTCAAAGTAAACGACGGTGGTGCTACTTCAACTGTTATGACCATTGATGGCACGGAATCCAGGATTGGTATAGGCACTATAACTCCTAGTACAAAATTAGATGTGTCTGGTACTGTAAATGCAACAGCATTCACAGGTCCAATAACAGGTGCTGTCACAACATCAGGAATACAATTAACACAAAATGGTACAGTGATCTTTGAAGGATCTGCAGACGACGGCTTCGAGACAACACTGACTGTGGCAAACCCAACAGCAGACAGAACAATTACCATACCAAACGTAACAGGAACAGTCATAACAACAGGTGACTCGGGTACAGTTACAGCCGCGATGATGGCAACACCAACGTCTCTACAAATTTTAAGCAGTACAGGATCGGTATTAAAGACCATCAACGGCGCAGGAGCGTAGATTTATGGTTGATATTTTTGTCAGCGTAGTATATTATTGTACGCAAACAAGGATTACAAATGACTGTTAGAGTACCACTAGTATACAATGGATCACAACTTCAGCAAATGAAGACAAGTGATCTCAATAATATCTATGGTTTAGCAGTATATTACTACTCATTAGATCCATCAAGGGTATTGGCTGTTTCAGGTTCAGGCGGTAATATTACATCCATCGATGACACGAGATTACAGGCAGGTGCGTCATCAACGGCGTCAGGTAGCTTTCCAAATGAAGCCACAACAGCAGAACCAAGTACTGTAACAGTTTCATATCAGAGAATAACACAATCAGCCGAGACATCCAACATTACAACGTCAGACTCAGGTAAAACTTATCCTGTATTTTGGACCGGCACAAAGATACAGGCGATGACCGAAACTGACTTCGTGGACACCTTTATTCTACCAGCGATAAATCTTCTATCCGGAGGTACAACAACATCGGATCAGGCCGGCACTTACTTTATTTCCACCTCTGACAGTGTTACAGGTGCGACATTAGTATCATCAACACCGGTGTTCACTGACACTAGGGCAGATACATCGGCCTACACAGCGGACGGTATTGGTGAAACCGTTGATCAACCAACAACAATAAACAATTATTACTTGCACATCATTGATGGTGTGCTAGGTACATTCAATCCTCCACTTCAGATAGATTCAAATAACGATCTAAAACAATATTCCACAGCGGCAATTGGTGCGTTATTCCAGGAATACATAAGACATCATGTAGTAAATTCATCTGCAGGCTATGAAGTCAAGTACAACATAGATGGTAGTTTAGGAACATTGAGAGGTTCGGCAATGGTAGACACTAGGTTGTCTGGAGGAGACGGTAATTACCAAACAAGATTCGTAAGTGCGGGTGATTATAGAGCACAGGAGTTTCCAGACGGAACACCAGCCACAATAGCCACTTATTCTTTCAAGATTGAGAAATCATAGGTGTTGACTTATGGTGCCCAGTGCCATATAATATAACGAAAAGGACATTACAATGGCAATTTTTACAGGAAAGATACTTGAGGCGTATTACTCTAATGCCGATAACACAACGGTTGAAGTAATCTACAAAGATGGCAAAAGAGCAATTAACCACTATCTTCCGGTAGATATGTCTCATCCAGACTTTAAGGATTTGATTGCTGAATATCCAGCATCCAAAATAGCGGATTCAACAGTAGCGAGAAATAGAGAAGCGTACAAACAGCTCAATAGAGTTGTAGAAGCAAAAGTAAAACAAAAACTTGAAGATAAACCTATGCAGAATTTTGATTCTGTAACGGAATTTATAATCAATTATGATCCAAAGAAACAGGCGGAGCAATTATTTTCTCTCAAGTTGAAAATATTTGAGAAAGATCAGGTCAAAGATTACAACGACAATGATGTTAAGGCTAAGATCAGACAAGCAAAGACACCATTAGATGTGTTGTTGGCCTATAAGGAAATAATCACTAGCAATAGATAAAATGTTATCGGTATATTGTGTAAACTGGGGAACGAAATACCCAAGGGATTTTACAACAAGTCTAAAAGAATCAATAGAAAAGCATCTAACCATACCTCATAAATTTTATTGTTACACAGATAATCCCATTGAGGATTATGATGTGCAGGTGAAATATCCTTACCTTAGAGGAGTGTGGCATAAACTGGCTCTTCTAGAAAACACAGGTGAAAGTTTGTTCTTTGATCAGGACATCAAAATAAACAGCAACATAGATTTTCTTTGTGAAGACTTTGATAAATTTTCTGTAATTGATAGTACCCCATGGAAACCAAAAAATATACCACTTTTAGAATTTAGAATGACACAGAACACGTTGGTAAACAGCAGTGTCATGCGTTGGAGCAATCATGCACACATATTTGAGAAATTCCAAAAGCATAGAGACATGTATCTTAGACTATACGCTGGTATAGATAGGTACATCTATAACGAAAAAGTGGAATATCACCCAATTAGCACTGACAAGATAACAAGTTGGTATCAAAAGATTGATGATAGTGCGATAGTGCTGTATAATGGCAAGTACAAATGACATATGATCAAAAGACTATAAATGCATACAAGGACATACAGAGAATTGCCAAGCATTTCCCAGGAAGATTGCTTGACGCTTTCTCTTGCTTCAGTCAAAATCAGTTTGATTGCAAAACATGGTTGATAGATTGTCTTAATCAGTATCCGTACCATTTCAAAAATAAAACTAAAGATAGTATCGATATTGCTATCCTAGGAGGATGGTATGGATTGATGGCAAAATTACTCTCAACAAATTTTATACTAAAGCCAATCAATAATATTCACTCATTTGATTTCGATCCAATCGCAAAAAAAATTGGAAAAACACTTTTCCCAGAAGTTACATTTATCGAAAAAGATGTCACGGAACTAGATCTCAACGACAAGCATTTTAGCATAGTGATTAATACAAGTTGCGAACACATAGATCAAAAACTGCTTTACAAATCTATAGACACGGCGCCAGAAAAAACTTTATTTGTTTTACAAAGCAACAACTACAAAGATCTTCAACAACATATAAATTGTGTTGAAAATCTTGAACAATTTACAAAACAATACGAAAGTAGATTAGAAAACATTCGTCCATTTGAGCTTCAAAAAGAAAAGTACACAAGATTTATGATAATGGGGGTCAAAAAATGACACAACTACAAAAACTAATGGAGTTTAGGGAGAATATACATCATTTCAAAACGCAAGACCCTGGCAGAGATAAAATAGAAAAGATTTTAAAAGATGCACATTCATTGGTCCCAACAAAAAATAATCTTTGGGCCTACAATATAGATGTTTATGGTCCACAACACAATAAAGAAAAAGAAATTGTGGCTATGCAAACAGTAACCGGATACGATAAACGCAATTTTGCACCAGGAGGACAGGATTACGGAAACATTGACAAACTCAAAGAGATCTATAAAAAATGGAAAGAAGGCAGAGAGACACTACGTGATGATCCAACGGTAGAAAATAGGAAACTGAGAGCCAAGTACCAGGGTTTTTCTTTTAACGAACAGGTCACAGCACCTTATCTTTTAGTGTATTATCAAGTGCCTGGCTTTCCAACAGAAAAACAAATGTCAAAAAATTACAAAAGACTTATGATTGACTACAAAGATAACGAGCAATGGATGATATCTGCATCAATGCACGGTTATGGCACAACACTTCTTGCCGCGGAACAAGGCCTACACGCAAGTTTTTGCAAATGTTACTATCATGACATTGAGAATTTTACTAACATTCTTTCTCCTCTAAGGCACGGGTACAAGAACGTCGCATTTCTTTTGGGCATAGGATACAAAGATGCGGAACTACCGTATTATAAAAATCGCAATGTTCCAGAATATGATGAAATAGTCACATGGAGGTAAAATGTTATGGAAAACTTTGAACAATTTAAAAAACTTTGGCTAGAACAAACAGATTCGATTAAACCAACAAAAAAATTGAAGCATCTTGTGTTTATTGTGATGTATCCGGACTCGATAAGATGGAACAGCATAGTTGAAAAGCAAGTGCAGATGACAGTTTTACAAACATCAGGTGGTATAACAGGATCTGGTACCGGCCATGTACAAAAACTTTGTCATCAAAGCGAATTGCAGAGTGTTTTAGAATCTTGTGATGAGCATTCACATGCAATGATATGTATGTCCGGTATGATATTCGACATGACTGCACAGGTTTCACCGATAACGAGATTCTATGATTGGGCAAAGACAGGAGAGTATTGTAAAGGACACATACTATCAAGATTAAATTTTACACAACTCAACGGCCAACACATGCAATTAAATTTACAAAAATGGAGAGAACTTGGCAAACCCTCAATATGGGAAGTATGGAAGAAGTTCAAAAGGTCAAAAGAAAACATACATGATGATTACACACCCTCTTGGGTGAAGCCACATAACAGGCCTGAAATAAAAAATTTCACTCCTGTAGAACGTAAAGCAAAAGCATGGTCATATCTACACTTAAGAAAGAAGAAAGCACATCAGCGGAAATTATGGTTGAACATAAAAGGATTACCCGACGGGTGGATAGATAGTATTAACATAGACACCAGGGACAACTACACCAAAATACTAATGAAAAGAATGAAATCGCGTTTCTATTCAGAGAATACTGAGTTGATAGGTAAACTCCCAGAACAAAAATTTGATCTAATATTCACTCCTACCGCAGGGTACAGTGGTGAGATATTTGCTGACAGATTAGATTTTTGGGGAGAAATAATTTTCTATGATTATTGTAATGAAAATATTCATATAAAACAAAATATAGTTGGGATGAGCATGAGCATGGATGATATAAAAAAGTATAGTAAAGTATCCAAACATCCGATTGTTTTTAACAACCATGGATTCCTACAAAATCACTATCCTGATTATGATCCAAAAAAGTTTAAGAAAGAATATGGCGACAGGACCGCATTAAGACTTTTACAGTATAAAATGCACAACAAACACAAAGTTACCTATTGGTTGATGGACCTTATTAAAACATTGAGAGCCAAAGGGAGATCGAAAAATTACAATGATCTCGTCAAGAAAATAAAAGGCAAACACGTTTTTTTTGATGTAAGTAATATATTCAGCTATCATGTATCACATGCAGGATATACTTTACAAGAATTAGTGGACGCTTTAGAAGATTTTAAACAACTGTTGAAAAGACACACTACCAGTTTTTATATAAAAGGCACTGCACCGGCTAAACAGGAGATACAATGAAAATATTCGCAGTAAGGATAGGGGACAGGTATGGTCCAGAATACGAAAGTTACCTAGAGGCAAAACTGCCCGAATATGATTTTCACTGGATACGCAAACCAATACAAGATGATATATTGATGCAATGGAATAAGATGGCGGTCATGAACATGGATATAGATGAACCAGTAGTTGTGATGGACATTGACATGTTATTAGTAAATGATTATAAAAAAATATTTGACTATCCGATCAAACGTGGAGAGTTTCTTTCAATACCTGGATGGTGGAGAGACACTGAACGAGAAGGTTACAGTCTTAACGGCGGATTTTTCAAATACTACCCAACTGACTGCAAGTACATATACGAAAAATTTATGAAAGACCATTTGAAATGGCAAAGACATTACATTGAAAATGGTGTTACTAAAGGCCCAATTAATGGCGAGCAATATTTTGTTGAGGACTCGGTTAAGGAAAGACTAAAGTTAAAATTAATACCTACGAGCTGGGTGACACGTTGGTGTAGTGACGAAATAGTAATTTATGGACAAGACATGAAAGAATGGCAAATTAAAACTACAATGAAATATCAAAGGCTTACAAATAACGATTATGTGTATCTTGGAGGTGAATTTCATCCAGACATAAAATTAGTGCATTTTACTCACCATGCAAATAAACCGCACGACTGGGAGGGCTATAAATATTTCATATGATAATATTATACGGATATATGATTTATTGGGTGTTAGCGGCAATAGGAATCACTTACGGATACCATAGGTACTTTGCTCATAAGAACTACACAACCAATAAATTTAATGAAATACTTCTTTTATACATAGGCCTTCTATGTGGGGGCAGAAGTGCCTTAACATGGGCAGGTGTACATAGGATACATCACGCACACGCTGACACAGAAAAGGATCCCCACAGTCCTAAAAATTATCCTTGGTATGTTGTACTATTCAGTTTATGGAAAGTTAAACAAATACCGAGAAAATATATACATGATTTAATTAAAAATCCAAGGGTAATGTTCTTCCATAGATACGGTAAATTTATTTTTGCCGCTCACTGGATAATCACACCATTGCTTTTTGGCGTAAATGCAGTTATAATTAACCTAATGTTGTTTATTCTTTCATATGTGGGTTTTGGTATACTGAACTTTTACGGACATGATGCCAAAGGTCCTGCAAACAATTTATTAATTAATTTGGTTGCACCGTTTGAAGGGAACCATAAGGATCATCATGATTACGCAAGAATTTAACAGATCCAGTAATGTTGAGTATGTTGAGATGGGGTTCGATGTGCCCGTCAAACAACTGCTTACAGAATACGAATTG